TTCGACAAAAGAACCGATAACATTCTCAGAAAGAGGGGCAAAAGCCATGATCAAACTCCGTTGACGATCAGTTTCTTTTTGAACACCCAGGTTTCTTTCGGGATTCGGAAGGCTTACGCCTCATAAGAGTAATATAAGGTTTCTGACGTCAGATGTAAAGGTCTTTTTTCAATAAATATAAAAAAAGTTAGGAGTCCTTTCTGATATGCAAAACTTTTTGAGCAACGTCGAGTTTCGGTTTGAGATTGAAAGATTACCAAATCTAAAATACCATGTTCAGAGAGCATCCATTCCAGGTATCACATCGGGTTCGATTGAATATCCAACTCCATTCAAAAATTTTCCAGTATCTGGCGATAAACTTGATTATGACGATTTCACACTTGGAGTTGCTGTCGATGAAAACATGCTTTCATACACTGAAACTCTAGATTGGATAAAAGGCATCACTTTTCCAGATACCTTTACTCAGCATCAAAATCTTGTAGCTGATAAAGGTATTCTTTCCGATGCGACATTGATTATACTCAACTCAAACAAAAATCCGAACATCAAGTTTACCTTCAAAGATCTTTTTCCAGTTTCGATTGGTGGAATGGATTTAGATACAACCTCTGCCTCAGTCGATCCTGTCACAATGAACGTGACTTTCAAATATCGGACATTTGATATTTCTCGGTATTAGAGTTTACGTGTTGATAATAATCAGTTATAATGATTGATCTTACATAATGCGAAAGGTATAATATGAAACTCGAAGACATTATTCATGAATGGGAATCCGATCTTGAAATTGATCAATCGAATATTGGCAATGAATCATCAAAAATCCCAAAACTTCATAACAAGTATTATGTTATGTATCTCAAAGAGGGATATAGGATTCGGCAAATGAGAGCTGATTACAAAAAGTTTTTTGAAGTCAAGCGAGACTACTACTTATGCGAAATGGACCCAGAAGACCTGAAGAAGTATGAATGGAAGCCATTTCAAAAGAAAGTGCTTGAGAGTCAAGTAAATCGATATGTTGAGAGTGATAACGATATTATTGATATGACTCTCAAGATTGGTATACAAGAAGAAAAGCTCAAATACCTTGAAGCTATCCTAGACATGATAAATAAAAGAGGCTTTCAAATAAAAAATATTATAGACTGGATAAAACTATCGAATGGTGAGAGATAAGGTATATATTGAGAAACTGAACGATGTTTATCTCAGAGTATCGGCCGATCCCGGAGTCAAAATGGAAATCTCGGAAGAGTTTACATTCAAGGTTCCGGGATACAAGTTTATGCCTACATATAGAAACAAGATGTGGGACGGTACGATCAAACTCTTCAACGCATTTAATGGAACTCTTTATACCGGTCTATTTCATAAGCTTCTTGAAGTGTGTCGCAAAAGAGAATATGAAGTTTCCTTTTGCGATTTTTTCAGCTCTCAAAATCAAAACGAAACGTCAAGCAATATTGGATACGATTTAGCAAAAAAGTATCAAACCAAGTTTGAAGTCAGGGACTATCAAAATCATGCTGTTCAATACGCAATACAAAAAGAAAGAGGATTGTTAGTATCTCCAACAGCATCTGGTAAATCGTTCATCATTTATCTTCTTGCAAGATATTATATGGATCTTGGTAAAAGAATCCTAATCGTTGTTCCAACAACATCACTTGTTGATCAGATGATTTCCGATTTTGAGGAATACAACAACGGCAACTCTCTTGACACGTATAAGATTCGAGGCGGCATTGACAAAAATACTGATGCGTCTCTTGTTTGTTCCACGTGGCAATCAATCTACAAACTCGATAAGTCTTGGTACGATCAGTTTGATGTTGTGATAGGAGATGAGTGTCACGAGTTCAAAGCAAAATCTTTGATATCGATTATGGAGAAGCTTGTCGACTGCCGATACAGATTTGGTTTTACTGGAACACTTGATGGGTCAAAGACAAACGAACTTGTTTTGATCGGACTGTTTGGATCTACTCTTCAGGTTACAAAGACAAAAGATCTCATAAAGAACAAGACTCTTTCAGATTTTCGAATCAAAGCAATCGGACTTCAATATTCTGATGAAGTCAGAAAACAAAACACAAAGCTCAGCTATTTAGATGAGATCGATTTCATTGTTCGATACGAGCCTCGAAATCGGTTTATCGCAAATCTCGCAAAATCACTATCAGGAAACTCTCTCATTCTCTTTACATATGTTGAAAAGCATGGCAAAATATTACTGCCAATGATAGTCGATAAATGTAAGGAAAAGAAAGACATACACTTTATCTATGGTGGTATTGGAACCGATGAGAGAGAATCGATTCGAAAACAGGTTATGAAATCTGACAATAATATCATAGTTGCTTCTTTTGGAACATATGCTAGAGGTATCAATATACCAAACCTTCATAATATTGTGTTCGCAAGTCCATATAAATCAAAGGTAAAGAATCTTCAGTCGATTGGACGAGGACTGCGAAAAGCAGAAGGTAAAGATATGGCAACTCTTTATGATATTGTCGATGACATGTCTTATAAGAAGAAGCAGAACTTTGCCTTGAGACATTTTCTTGAGAGAGTGAATATATATAATGATGAAGGCTTCGATTACAGTATTTACAACTACAAGATATAGGATTCAATATGTATAACGTTTTCTTTCTCAAGATGAAGAATGGTGAAGACGTTCTCACAATGATAGATTCTAAGTCTATTGATGGTAAATCAATCAAGATAAAGAATCCGATCTCGATTCACTTTGATGTTTACAACTCAATGCGCGCCAAACCTTGGTTATACTTGACTGACGAAGAATCAGTCAATATCTCAACTGATAATATTCTCTTTCTTACAAACGCTTCAAAAGAAGCAACCAACTCTTATAAATACTTTATGAATAAACTTGAAGAAGTAATTAACGAAAATACATTCAATACAACTATGACTCAAAGTGACTCAATACACTAAACTCTATTATTATTTCCTGTCACAGTAGTGATTATAACGTGTTTCAAAAAGTTGTAAACCCTTTTCTGTGAAAAAGATACGAAAAAGGATAAAAAAGTTATATGGCCATTCTCACTCCTTTGGCAAGAAGACAGGAGTTGTACTCTGACTTTTATAAGGATTTCACTTTGATTCCAGGTCGAGATGATTTGGCGAGAAAAGTGAATGAAGATGCGGTCAAAGAAGCAATTCGTAACATTATTTTGACTGACAAAGGCGAGAGACTCTTTCAGCCAAATATTGGTAGTACTGTCAAAGGTATGCTGTTTGAGAATATCACGCCAGATGTAGTTGTGTTACTTCAAGAAAGAATCAAGGATGCGTTGGCGTTGTTTGAACCAAGAGCAAATATTTTAGAAGTGAAAGCAACATCAAGCATTGATAGTAATTCGGTAGAAGTTTCGATTACTTTCAACGTGATAAATAGAGAAACGCCAGTTACATTCAACGTAATATTAGACAGAGCTAGATAGAATGGTATCAATTACTCCAGTTCAAAATCTCGACTTTTTTGAAGTCAAAGAGTCTCTCAAAACATATTTGAAGAATCAATCAAGATTCAAGGATTATGATCTTGAAGGATCAAATCTCAATGTGCTTCTTGACGTTTTAGCGTATAACACTTTCTATAACAACTTTTACTATAACATGGCTCTGTCTGAGATGTTTCTTGATAGTGCTCAAGTTCGAAATAGTGTTCTCAGTCACGCAAAAGAACTCAACTATCTACCTCGAAGCCGTCGTTCTTCAGTTGCAACTGTCAATCTAACTTTTACGTCAACAGAATCGACTTACACTCTTCTCAAAACCACTCAGTTTCTTGGTAAATGCGGAAATCAAACGTATACGTTTTTACCTGGTCAAGATATTACAGCAACAAAAACGGGTACCAATACTTACCAAATCACAAATCTTAGTTTATATGAAGGAAGATTGATTCAAGAGATATTGACTACTGAGAATTTTGTGATTTCAAACTCAAAAATAGACACTACAAGTTTGAAAGTATATCTCAACTCAAAAACAGCCGCAAACGAAATCACTTATCGTTCTGATATTTTTGGGGTTGGTTCTACGGATTTGGTATATTATCTTCAACCGGAAGAAGATGAGAAATACAGTTTAGTGTTTGGCGACAATCAGTTCGGATATCAACCGACAAACACTGATCAAATAATTGTTGAATATCGTGTTTGCGCTGGACCTGATGCTGATGGCGTCACAAGTTTTACGGTATCACTTCCGAACGCTATTTCTGCTACTGTCACATTAGTTTCTTTTGCCGACGGTAGTGATGGTAGGTCCAGAGGAGGCACTCTTTCTGAATCTCTTGAGTCAATTCGCAAATTTGCTCCAAAAGCTCTCCAAACTCAGGAAAGAGCTGTCACAAAAAGCGATTATGAAACTTTGCTTCGTCGTAGATTTCCAAGCATTCAGGCTATTTCCGTATACGGCGGAGATGAAGTAGATCCTCCTCAATATGGCCGAGTTATTATCTCAGTTGACGTGCAAGGTGGTGAAGGCGCAAGCGATACAGAAATTGAAAGATTCAAAAACTATCTTTTTGACAAGACTCCG